TCAAGCACCTTTTTGATTCCATACGAGTCGGCCATGTCCACCATTAAATCAACTAATGGCGTGATCATACTTTGGTATTTGGTCAGGTCGAATTGATACCAGTCTGTTTCTCGGTAGAATCTCATCACCTCTTCGTGGTTGAGTTCCTTGTGCTGTTTTCCCCAGATCCACGCTAGTTCGTATACGGCGGCCTTGCACCTCTCTTTGACGAGTTCCACTGGCATTTGATGGTACTCAACGAGGTCATTTAGTATTTGTTTGGCTCTTTCCGCTTGGTCTATCATATTTCTGGGTTCCAAATTTCGTCAACGTCTTGCTCCGGACGATCTTTTGCATAGGCTTCATAGTCTTTGGCATCGTACTCGTACTCGCCGATGTGTTTTAGGTCGATCGTGGGGTCACACCACACCTTGAATCCTGCTTGTTGGGCTTTATGGCAGAAGTACACATCCTCTCCCATGTCCATATCGTGGTATTTGCCGTAGAAGAAATATGGAGGTTTGATCGCTTTTAGGACTTTGGTATTGATCAGCATAAATCCGGTGGCGACTGAGAATACTTCGAATGGTTTAGTTTTTGGCCACAGTCTTGGAATTGTAAGTGTTTTGCCCATCTTTTGAGCGATCACTGGCGCGTGGGGTGGTTGTTTGCGGTAGTACAGACCACCAACAACGTCTAGGTTAAGACTCATTAGTCTGTTCAAGGCATCTCCTGGGAACTTCATGTCGCTGTCGATGAACATTAGGTAGTCAAATCCCTCATCAATGGCTTGTTGGGCTATTTTGTTTCGTGAGTCGTGAATCAGGGAAGCTTTCCGAATCAGCATCTTTGCATCGTACTTCATGTCCAGTTGGGCTATGGTAGCCACTAGGGAGGTCGTGGTTTCTATCTTTAGGGAGTCGAGTGCTGGGATTCCGATCAAAATATTCTTTTCGAACGTGTGTGCATTTTTATCCATAACTACAGTTTATTTCCTATTACATAAGATTTCAAGCCCCTCTAAATGATGAGGCTGACAATTTTAATCCGCTTCCTGATCCGCCACCTTTTACCATGTTCAGTACTCTGTCGCGCTCTTCTTTAGTACTAGTCTGTTTTTTCTTCAATGTATCGATCAGACCTTGGACATCAACCTTGTTATTTGGGGTTGAGATGCTTACATCCGGTGTCGCTTGTTTGAAGTTGAATGTGATCTCTTTGCCTGTCTTGGGATTCTTTATTGTCGATAATTTTGGAGGTTTGGCAAGTCCTTTGGCTATCGAATCGTAGGCACTTTCAATTTTGTTTTTGAGAGCGAGTTTTTGTTTGGAGGTCATTCCCGATCCACTTCCGGCTTTTGATTTTAGATTTTTTACCTCGTTAAGTAGTTTCTCGGCTTCCTCGGCTGTAATTTGGCCATCTTCGTAAACTTTTACAATGTTGTTTGTCCTAGTAGTCAGATCTGAAACGTAGGACGATTTGAGTTTTTTGTCGAGTTCTTTGTTTCCGGTAAGGGTAGGTACTTTTACTGCTGAGGTGAGGTCAATAAAGCTGACATTACCAGTTTCTTTGTTTATAATCCGATATTTCTTACCATCGGTTGTTGATGCTCCTTTGACCTCGGCCAATTGTGTTGTGTCTCCACTCAGGTCTACGTTGGCTCTCACTTGCTTTCTCACTTTGGATATTAGTGAGGTGACGGCATCTGCCTTGTCGGAGTCAGGTAAATCTTGGTATTCGGTTGAGTTGAACAGGGCTTCCATCTCCATTGACAATTCTTCTCCGGTTTTAGCCTCGAGGGTGTTTAGTTGCTCCGGTGTGAGCTTCAATTTGTCACCTTGGATGGTTTGATCCTTTTGGAGTTTACTCGGCACTACGTTGTGTCCTGCTTCGTTCAGGCGGCCTAGTTCATCTGTGACCGTATTGCTTATTGGTGTCTTCGAGTTGAATAGGTCAAAGAATGCGGCGGCTCCGGTTGGTTCTTGCTTCATTGGATTACCAAGGACATCTCGTTTTTCGATATTGTTGTTTCTCAATCCTGGTAGCGAGTTGGTGACGTAGTCCATTGTGGAGTTGTTCTCGCGCTGTGAAGCATCACCGGCTTTGGCTGTGTCTTTGACGATGTTCGGGATTACGGATGCTACTTGATTGCCGATATAGCTCTTGCCATATCTAGCTGGGTCTGTGATGGCATTGAGTGGCTGTTGGACACCGGCTAGGAATGTTTGACTGAGCTGGTCTTTGGCGAGCCCTCCGGCGTATGCTCCGGCTTTCTCTATTGTGGTTCCCTCTTTACCCATCGCTTCGTTGTATTTGGCTCCGGCGAGCATGACTAGGTTTTGAGGACCAATAGAATTTACTGATCTCCATTTTCCACCCACAAGGACTGAATTTGCCATCTTTCCTTGTGCCGCCCATAAATCAGCTTCTTTGGCATCTTTGGGCTGTCCAGTCATCAATCCTTGGCTCATTAGGTATGCTCCGAGTCCGAACAGTCCCGATCCTACGACTCCTCTGCCTATTTCCTGTGCGGCTTGGCGTTGTAGTTCGGGGACGTTGCTCACAACTACTTTTCCTGCTTTCATGGCTCCTTTAATCAATCCGATCGGGGAATACGCGATTGTCTTTTCTGCGATCGATGATGGAACTCCGGTAAATGGTGCGAGGACTTCGGTTACCACCTTGCCCACTTCGGCTCCAGCTTTTAATTTGGGGTTTGAAGCGGCTCTCTTGATTGAGTTGGCGACTTCGTTGAGTACGTTCTTGTCATGGAATGTGGCGTAGTTGGCATCATTTAAGGCTGTTTTAAGCATGTCCTCAGTTGGTTTTTTGACCAATTTTTCGATGAACTTTCTGTCACCCTGTCTTCCGGCGTTTATAGCGGCGGCTCCGGCGGTGTCGTACAACGATCGAGCGTAGGCGGCGTGCCAGAAAATCTTATCCTCACCGGATAGTGGTCTGAAGACTGCCTCTGTAGCTCCTTTGAGGAATTTCTCTACTGGGTTATTTCCCCAGGTGATTTGTTTGATGTCGAATTTGTTTATTGACTCTTCTGGGTCAAATCCGTATCGCACCACGTCTACCATTGCTTTGGTACCTTTGACGGCTCCGGATGCCAGACCTCTCAACGTTGGCGTCATTGTGCGTTGACCTGTCCTGAATGACATTAGTTGGTCAAATATGGCCGCTACTGGGTCTTTGGCTATTTCTGAGGCACTCATGATTGCATTACCTAGTAGGTTTCTCTCATGGGTTCTGAGTGAGGTGAGTAATCCGGCTTTCCACACTGTAATGGCTTTGTCGGCGAGTGACGATGGGATGAAACTGTTTAGTGTCTGTTGGAGCTTATTCAGGGCGATATTTTTCTCTCGTCCTTTGAGTTTGTCGGCTTGGTCTACCAGTTTGGTGATCAGTTTTGTTTGCTCTCCGGTCAACTCTGGAATCTTCTTCATGGCGTTAATGTTGTAGTTCTTGATTTTGGCGGCAACACTCAGGGCGATCGCTTGAGGACTCATCTTATCGATCATCGAGTAGGCTTGGACAGCACGTCCTAGCTCTTTTCCATGTTCGGCTAAGTTGTTGTATAGGTTGGCGGCGGCATCGTGTTTACCGGCTTTGTCTAGGTTGATAGCTTCCTGAATTGTCGCGGCGACTTTTTGGTCGAGGTCTGCTACGTTTTTGAAGTCGATGCTGGCTCCATTTTCTAGGAGGGCTTTCGCTTCTCCCATGAGTTTAGTGTTTGGTTTGACTGTGTACGTTCCGTTGACCTTGGCTTTTGTCTCCGGTGCTACTATCGGGGCTTCTTTGACGGACTTGGTAAATCCGAGGAGTTTCTCCACATCGGTTGTCGGAGTCTTTGGTGTTACTGGTGTTTGTCCACTTGCTTGGGCAATTATCTCTTGAGCGGTTCTTCGTTTTGGTTTTGATACACCCTCTGGTAATGTCGGTTCTACTTTTGGTGTTGTTACCTCGGTGATTATTTCTTGGGCGGTTTTGGGCTGTCCGGCTTGTGGTACTTCTGCTGTAATGTCAGTTTTGGGTATATCTGGTGCTATCGGTGTTTCAAGAGCCGTTTTAGGGGCATTAAGGTCAGCAGTAGGTTCAATTTTTGCGGTCAAATCTGCTTTACCTTGTAAAATCTCGTCAATTTTTGGCAAATAACTCTCTAATTCCCTGACCAATGTTCCCATCTCTGGGTCTTGACGAATGGCATCCATCAGTTTGGCGTTGTACAATCCGTCACTTTTTGTCAGTCCGGATGTATCGAATGCTGATTGGTTGATGGCGGCTCGAAGGCCTTTCAAATTATCAAGGGCTTCTTTGGGGTTTATGTCCAACTGATCGATGGAGTTTTTAATGTTGGTTTCGATAAGGTTTTTCAACTCGGCGTTCATCTTTCCCTCATCTGTGGCTTTTATAATCACATCCATGATGGCGGCTTTATTTTTCGCTGTTGTGAGGTATCCGGCGGCCATGAGTCCCATTCCGGCGGTATTTGGATTAAATCCGACTCCGGTAATGTTTCCGTTCTCGTCTTTGTTTATTTGGATTCCGGCAAATGCTCCAGGGGCTACTTGAGCTGATTTCTCAAGGTACTCACGGTATTTAGGTAGGTAGTCTTTTCGGACGAGTTTGTTTCCACCTACGTCAACCATTGGTGAGTCTCCTTTGGGCATCACACTTCCACCGGCGGCCAATACTGGTTCCTCTACTACATTTGGCTTGTATTTTGTCTGGTACTGGTTTGAGCCGATTGCTTTCATCATGTTGTCCATCTCTTGCTTTATTTCTGGGGGCGCACTCTGATAGTCGTTTAAGAGCGATCTGATCCATCTTTCAGCCTTTCCTTTGATACTTCCGGCACCTTTCATGGCGGCATCGGTTCCTAGTTCGGAAACGGCACCGAATGCAACTTGACTGGCCAACTCATTGATTTTTTGGTCACGGGTCATTTGATCGTTCATGTTGGCTATAGCCTGGATCGTTCCCTCAGCTCCGCCTTTCATGATTCTTCCTATGACAAAATTGGCCACTTTACTGCTTGTTTGAGGCAAATCGAGAAGCTTTGACGTTCCTGGGAATATTGTTTTCCATGTTGGATTGTTCACAAATCCGACCATCTCTCCTGCTATTTTAGCTGGATCAAACTTAATTCCGGCAATGTCCATCTCTTTACTGGGGACGTTGGTGGCTACTTCATCACTTCCTGACACGCCTTTGATGTATCCGGCGGCGATTCTTCTAACTAGATCATCATTGGTGTTTATGTTTGGGTCTGGACTTATGAGGCCTGGTCTTCCGATCTTCACCGGTGACGATGCTACTGCATTTACACCTTGGCTAACCGGATTGATTGTTGTAGCAATTTGTCCGGTTCCAAACACTCCCTTGACCACGTCCGGTAGGACTTTGGCACTTGATCGCATAAATCTTTGGACAAAGTTGTCTCCACTAAGCTTCATCAGCTCTGGGTCACTGTAGAATGGGATGTTTACCTTGCCTTGTGTGGCGGCTAATACTGGTGCTTGAATGAGTCCGGTACCGAGTGCTTTACCACCCTGCACCATTTTATTGATGCCTGACTTACCTATTTTGATCGTGTTTCCGCCCATATTACCAAAGAATTGGATAGGCTTTGACTGGCTCTTAGCTAGTACGTCTGCGGAGTCTGCGCCTCGTTGCATCGATCGCTGACTCAAAGGATTGAGTAAATCGGCGTTGTTTTTGAAATAGTTGAATGTATCGGCAACAGAATTACCCTGAGGAGTTGGTTTGGTGTAGAGGAGTGTGTCAGTTAAGTCCTTTGCTTTCTTTTTTGCGAAACTTACTGCATTTGACCCAATGCCCAATATTTTTTTGAGTAGATCATCCATAACCTAAGTATAAACGCTTTTATATTAAGCGAAAAGTGCGGACATCAGGGGATCGCGTTGCGAGGAGGCTAGGACTTGATCTTGGGGAGCGGCTCCACCTGCATTTTGGATGGTAGCCAACTCTTTGTTGTATTCAAGGGGAGCAATTTCTCCACTTGAGAGGGCGGCATCCAGTTCTGCTTTCGTTTTATACTTCTGGGTCACTTTTTGGTAGACTCCGGAGATCGGGTCGGTGATCGATGGATTTTCTACTAAAGGAGTGTATCCTGCCGATGAGAGCAGTTTATTGGTGGCATCTTTCTTGGTCGTGAGGTCTGTGTCTAGCAATCCTTTGGAGTCGGTCATGTCGACGATGTAGGCATCGAGCATGTCTTTGGTTTTGGCGGCCGTTTGTTCGGCCTGTAGTTTGAGTCCGGTTGCCCATGATTTGATGTTAGCCGTGTCTTGAGCTAGTTGTGCTTCGGCTTCGGCGTAGGCATCTTCTCTTTCATTTCCGGATAACTGTAGGTTGTTGTCGATGGCTTTTACCTGCGTGTCGTAGTCAAGGGCGGCTTTGTCGAGTTTGGATTTGGTTTCGGTTTCAACTTGATTCTTGGCCAAGACTGTTTTCGATTTAAGACTTGTGATGGCATTTCCGATCATGGCGAGGGAGTCGGCTTCATTAGTACTTACTCCGGCAAGGTCTTTACCCATGAGGTTATTCAAGCGGAGGGCGGCTTCCTGACTTCTCGAGGATGATTGATTTCCTGATCCTCTCAAAATCTTCTCCTGCTCTCTGGTTAGGTCGCGGTATGTGGATAGGATTTCTTGACGAGCGGTGTCGTATTGGACTTTGGTCTTTTCTTCTTGCTGTCCAAATGTGGAGAGTCCCTCTGTCTCATTTAAGGCGATCTGGTCTAAGGCATCTTTTTTATTTGATCCGAGCGTATCTACGATCCAGTCGTATTGTCCGGAGGCACTCTCTTTGGCTAGGTTGGCTTCTGACACTTTCCCTTGGTAAGCTCTCATAGCGGCTTGTCGCTTGGCTTCTGCGGCCTGTTTAGCGGCTTCCTCTTGCGATTTTTGAGCATCATTTATGGATTGATTAGGATCAACTGTGGGATTTTGGTTAGTGGTAGTTCCTGATGGGGTCGTTCCGGTCTTTACTGTCGTGTTAGCCCCTTTGACTGCTGGAGCTGGACTGTAGTTGATCGAGGAAGACGGGGCTGTCGATGATGGGGCTGTGGATGACGGAGCACCAACTAATTGGGTTGCTGGTGCGCCTCCTGGCATCAAATCAGAACCGCCTTGTGCGGTCAACGGAGTACCTCCTCCGGTAAATGGACTGATTACTTTAGAAATCCCTTTGGCGGCTAATTCTGTTAGTCCCCAATCTGGTGTTCCCCATGATCCTGTGTGAGCCATAATTGTTATTTATCTTAAATATTAAGCTTGCATTTATGCGCTGTCTTCAGGATGTTCTATCACCAGTATAAACTACTTTGGTTTTTTGGGACAGGCTTTCTGATGAAGTTGTAAGCCTGATTTGGTCGCGGCTTTGAATCCGCACCATTCACATTGGGATGCGATGTCCTCAACTAATGCGTTTTTCTCTTCAACCTCAGCGACTGCTTGGGCATTGATTTCGACTTCTCCGGTTTCTTTTTCCTTAGCTAGTTCCTCGCTGAAAAAGGTTACTCCGTAGCGTGGGTGGTTCTTTAGTGCCTTGATGATCTTTGGATCGTTGGTTTCGTAGATTTTGTTGGCAAACTGGACGGACATTCCGACAGGGAAGTCACCATTTAAGCCGGTCATAATTGTTCTACCATTCGTCACCTGGAACGTTTTCGGGTCTAGAACGAGGTTCAATGCTGAGTGTTTTTTGGATATGAAGATCATTTTTTCTTTATTGTACTTGTTAATAACTTAATACTAAATCTTTTTCTCTGGGGATTCAAGTTCTGTCTTCTTTGCTTCGTCAATCAATGCCTGTCTGATGGCTCTAGGATGGCTTCCTGGTGAGAAAATTGCGGCACCTCCGGATGAAACACCGAGTAGGCCGACTTTGACTTTCTTTTTACTAACGGTAGGTTTGTCTTGCTTACTCACCGCCTCAACCGGCTCTACGGCCGGTTGAGTGTTTTTCTTTGAGTTAGATTTACTCATCTACTTTAGGCTGAGTAACTGGTGGCTCCGTAGAGCATGGAACCCTTTTTCTCGTTTCTGAATTCAAGACCTACTTCGGAGATGTACTCGTCTTCTTCTCCATCGGCACTGTTGTCTTGGATGTTGGTCTTCAACTTGGTGTCGGAGTTAGCGAGGAAGCGGTATTTGAGCTGTTCAGGGTCAATCATGAAAGCTTCACCTGCTGTGGTCGTGGTTTCGGAGAAGTTGTTCATATTAACGATGTTGAGCATTCCAAATGCGGTTAGGTATTGGCTAACGGCGATTCCGTAGGTTTTGTCCTTTTGACTCGTGATCAACTTGGCACCTGCCCAGAAGTTGATGGCTGAGATGATGAGAGGAGCGGCGAACAACCATTTGGTCTTACCTCCGTAGCGGAATCCGCCTCGGACAAATTCTTCGAACTCAAGCTCGGTCAAAGTGCCACCGGCATCTTTGGAGTTTGTGGATGTCCAGTAGTCAACTCCACCAGTCAGTCTGCGTGGGTGAGTTCCTGTGGTGTCCTCTTTGGGTTCACCGAACCAGAATGTGCGTTCGATGTCTTTCTGGTGTTCGATTAACTGCATCATTCTCTGGTGCTTTTTGTCTCCTCCACCGTAGAACTCTGAGTTGTCAGCAGTTCTTGAAATACCGAATGGGGTACGGATGATTTGGCAATAGTTGGTCTTCGCAACTTGATCTCCACCTAGGATAGCGCGCTTGGTAGCGAACTCTTGGTTGGAGTTACCGATGATTAAGAGGGTGTCGGCTGAGGGGATGGCGGCGGAACTTGTGGTACCGTAGCCTTTACTGACATCGAGCAAGTCGGTTGCTACTGCGGTAACGAGCATCTGCTCACCGGATTCAACGACTTTGACGACATCACCAACGCGGAATCTGACACCTGTGCCACTACCGACTGAAATCTGGGTTACACCGGCGGTGTAGGTTGCGGCTGGGGAGGCGGTTCTAACTAGGGATTCTTCTTCCATCCATTTGAAGTCTGGATTGATGGCAACTTTCTTGCCCATTTTTTTGGTGAGTTGAGTCAATGGCGCGGAATCAGGTTCGAGAACACTGATTTTTTCGCTCATGTCAACGACACGGCGGACTGCTAAAACGTTTCCTGTGGATCGAATTGCTTGGATCATATCCTTTTTTGTATATGTCTTTTAATAACAGCTTGTGTGCCGTTTATATACAGGATATGCGATTTTTCTACTAGCTGATTAAATAGTAAGCCGTTCGAAACTGCTTGTCAAGTGGGGTCATTTGCCACTAAACTTGTTCGTGTGTTCTTCGTAGGCACCAATTATTCCTCCCAGGATGTCGTCATCTTCACTCGGTTTTGGTGCGCCTCCCATGTTGGCTCCACCATCTGGAGGGGTTGTTGCTCCGGCATTATTTTTGGCGGCGTTGTTGTCTGTGAATGATTTACCTACTTCATCGACTATCCCTTGATTGAATTTTAGGAAGTTCTTCATGGATTGACCAATGCCTTTGTATGTTCCCTCATCCTGTTCACCTTTAACATGATAGGCGAATGCTTTTCGGAATGATGGATCGCTCTTGAGTCTTGGCACTTTGGTTTCAAGGTCGTGTAGCTCTGTCAATTTGGCTTCTCTCTCTTGGATCATAGGTGTCATCCTAGCGACCAACTCCTGCTCTGAGGGCATCTGATTGGCTGGTAGGTTGGCTATAAGCACCTTAGCCATCTCTACAAACATTTGTTTGGCATCGGTTATTTTGTCCCATGGGACTTTTTCCATCATTGCATTAAGGTTTTCCTCCGATAATACTTCGTTTTGCTTTTCTTTTTTATCTACCTCTTCATTGATTCTTCGGGCTTCGTTTTGCTCTTGTCTTACTCTGGTGAATTCTGCTTGTCGTACTTCATATGCCTGTTCGAGCTTTTCTACACTGTCAAACTTGCTTGGGTCGCCTCCGAGTTGGACGAATGCGTTTTTGAGTTCTTGTTCGGTTGAATACTTTCCGGCCAATAGGACTGGTTCCGCCGGTTTGGCAGGTTCTGTCGGCTTTTCAGGCTGTTTGTTGGGGTCTTCTGGCTCGTTTGGATCGGGAGTAGTTGGGTCGGTAGGGGTTGCTGGCGTGTTATTGTCGGGGGCTGACTCGCCTCCATCGTCTTCTGCATCCTCTGGGATTTCGAAACTTGACTCGTCTACGTTTGTTAATCCGGTCGCTGGGTCGTAGGTTTCTGCTGGTGTACTTTTATTTGGTTCCATATTAGGTATCCTTTCTTTAGGGCTAATAACTTAAATAATGCTAACTCTTCTTTTCGTCATTGTCAAACCCTTTCGGTGTTTTGTTCCTGGCGACTCCGTCTAGGTAGATTACCCCATCCTTTACCTCGTACCTTGTGAGCATGTGGTTTTCGAGAATGCCTCCGTGGGACACCGGACAGGAAATACACTTGACCGATCCACTCCGGTAATCTTCAATGACGTAGTAGTGCGCGCCTTTGTTCAGTTTGTACCTCTTTACCTTGTGAGTGGTCACCTCTCCATTCCACAATCCTTTTTTCTTTCTTTCGGCGAGAACGTCCCACGCATTGGGCATCTCCGGCTTTGTGTCTTCGGGGATTTGATCCTGTGGTACGTCGTTATTTTTCGCTGTCCTTGTCTTTTCTGGCCTGAAGTTTGGCATTTTCCTGTTCTCCTTTCTGGATAGTTGTGTTGACGAATGCCATGAGCTTTTTGAATGCTCTCATCTCCGCCGACACAAATAGGAACTTAATAAACGTATTAAATATACTGAATAATCCTAGGGTGCTGACGTTTCGGACTTCTCCATGTAGGTACTCGCTTCCACCTTTGTCCATTGTCTCGATCCACTCCACAACCTTTCTCCACGCACGACTTTTGGTCATGTTTTTGAAGTCCTCTCCGGTTGAGATTATCTGGAGAATCTGATCCGGCGTTGGCTTATTGGATCGTATTAGTCGCTGGTAGAACTGGCGCGTTGGGTTGTTCATTTGGTACTGCTGTTGTTAATTCTGGTTGTACTGGCGTTACGCCTGGGACTTCGGGCATCAATGGATTTGCCGGTGCGACTGGTTGAGGTTGTTCGTGTTGGACGATCTCTTCTGTCTCCTGTACTCCGATACTGCCGAGTACCTTTTTGGCAATCAGGTCTTTGGACTTCATTGTCAGGTTTTCAAATGGAGCGGCGTTCTTGCTTACCAATCCTGTCACCGTGTCCCATTTCTGAATCTCTTTTGTGGTACTGGCGGCTTCGGTACTTCCGGACTCTACCATGAACATGACGTTGCCTTTGAGTCTGCGTAATTGCTCTGCATATACTGTCATCTTACCTTTGTCGGTCGGGACTGTCTGGTCAGCATCGTAGAATCTGATGTTGCGGTTGACGTACATGGTTCCCATCGCATTCAGTCCTAGGTTTTCGAATAGCTGAAGTTTGTATTGGAACCTGGCGTTGGCGGCTTGCTGGAGGGCATCTACACCTCCGGCTGTTGGGTTCATACCTGCATTGGCCTGCCCTGTGGCGTAGTCACTGGCTCCGGATGTGTTTTGGATTATCTGCTCCCATTCGTCATACTCGCGGTATGCGGACGATTTGACCGATCCCATGTCGATTGGTTGGATCGCATCTTTTTCGGTTGTCTTCACGACTACTCCTGGCTCTGGGATAAAATCTTCGCCGTCCACTAGGGCTTTGGTGTTGACTTGGTACATTCTCAATAGGTCATGGAATACTGCATCGTTCCTCATGTTGAACTGGTCTGACATGCCGTCCTCGAGGCGTTTGATTGGGTCTGGCTCGCCCCAGGCATACAGTTCGTGTGGTACTGGGATGTCTTTCATCAGGAACAGTCCTAGTCTGCCGTCACCGTTGGGGTTGGCTCCTGATCGGATAGTGAGTTTCTCGTTGATGACGATCGACATTCTGTCTCTTTCGGGAATGTACCAGACCTTGAATTGACCATCGCTCTTGGATTTTTCTTTATAGGTATTGTCTTCCGATCCGAATATACCGGCGAGTTCGTTGTCGTAGTTGGTAGCATCACTTCCGCCACCTGTCCAGTATTCTTTCTCGTGTGCCATCGATTTAAGCTCATCAATGTTTTGGAAGTCTTTGGGACTCTGATTGACGATGTCCATTACCTCGTCCATCGTCATGCTGTCTTCTATGATGGCTCTACTCATGTCGCCGACTCTCTTCTTTTTGGCATCTGGGAACACGTGGAAGATTGATTTGTGTTGGAATACTGGGCAGTCGATTACTTTCTTCTTGGTCTTGACGAGCATCCAGCGAGGGGTCAGCCCCATCTCTCGGATGATTGGCTCATTGTCCGGAGCCGGTGCGAGTCCCATTTCAGGGCTGTATGGGAGCCACTCTTCAACCTCCGCCCATTTTTGATACCACGGTACCATTCCCCAGGCATTGCCGGTGATGAACTCTTCTTTTAAGGCTGTCGACATTCGTAAGAAAATTGGGTCATCGATCAAGTGAGGATGGTTCATCTGGTACTTGATCAGCTCTTTGATGGCCAACTCATCCCTCTCGTCATTTTGGGCATCAGTCTTGATGCTGAATCCTGGCATCCTACTGAACATTCTCGGCAGGATTGTCTCTACCACTTGGTAGGAAATCGGAAGCATGATCTGGCTGTAAAATGGGTATGCGGACTCATCCGCTTCCACGGCCTCATCGATTATTCTCAAAAAATAGTGCTTGTAGTTGTCTAGGAAGCGATCGAAGTATGGCGCACAGTAGGTGGCCGATGCTTGGTAGAACCTTTTAGCGTCTTGTGCTATATCATCGTTGAATTTTGATTCGTCAGTCATAGTCTTTATTTCATTATAACGCTTACTATTTATTCCGTCTTCCGGCACTTCTGAATTTCTTAAATTTGCTGGCTTTGTTCACCGGACGTTTGCTCTTGCTGACCGCACTTGATGCGATGGGATTCAACTTCAGTATATAATATGCGCCGCAAGTTGCAATGACTCGGTCGTCATAACTTCCCTTTGAAGCCCCCATCGTGCCGTCTGGATGCCTCACAAACACGAGGAATTCGTCTAGGGTGTCTCCATCCGGTAGGTCAATCTCTTCATTGCGGAGCAACTCTTGCATGTGGCCGATGATCAGTGATTTGGTTTTCTGGGTAGTGTACCATCCGTATTCGTCTGTTACCTCCTTTGTTTTCTTGTCCATCCTCTGGCGCATGTAAAGGTTGGGGTATCCGAGGTCTACCAGTTTGTCGATTGTGCTTTGTCCCATGTTATTTACCTCGACTGCAATCAATGCTTTGTTGAAAAAATATCCGATTTTATTTAGTTCGCTTGCAAATTGGTGGGCTTTCAGGACTCCGTTGAATACCGCCGCCGTCTTCCATGTCCTCTGGTTTACTACACAAGCCGAGCATCGGTCGTTGAACTGGGCTGTGTCGCCGAATATGATGTAGCGATCTTCCGGTGTTGGTGTCTCGAAAATCTTTAGGTTGCCGTGTTTGTCCTCATCCAGTTTCTCGTTTGGAACCACTCCGAGTATCTTGCCTCTGAATAGTGGCTTGCGAGCCTTGTCTTTGTAGTTTTGAATCTTCGTGACTGGGAATACCGGATCTCCTGAAAACAGGAACGCTTCGGCTGGATCGGATGGGAACTCTTGCTTAAACATTTCTTCTGGGCTTCTGCCCTTTTCGCTCGTTAGCGTGCTGATTTGTAATCTCCTCCATGCGAGTTTGGTCATGGTCACCTCTGGGTGTTGGGCGACCAAGTGTTGCTCCTCTTCATCCATTGTACCCTCTTCGATTGGTTGTCCTGGCAGGTCGTATTCGGGGTTCTCAAACCATGCTATAAAGTGTGGCTTGAATGCACTCTGCCCTGGGGTCTGTTCACGAACCCACTCCTGATGGTGATGGTTTCCTTGACCGTTGGCTGTGGTTTCTTTGACGATCCATGTGTGTGGATCATTTAGAGGTACCGCGCGGATGATACCGGTTTCTATTGATCCATCATCTCTCCAGCGACTTGTTTCGGACAGGTGAGCGTAGTGGATTGTGTCACCTCGACCGAATGCTATTGCTCCGGCAGTCCCGATGTAAAACTTTGATCCGCCGGTTTCCGTCCCCCCTGACCAGTAAAGATTTGAGATGCTTTTGCTGTTCTCTTCTCCTGGGATGTAGTATCGCTGTAGCCAAGGCGGTAAATGAGCTAGGAAAAACTTCACCTTTTCGAACAACCGGCCAGTGGCTTCGGCTTCATGACTGATTGAAACGCTCCAACAATGCGGCACGAGCAGAAATTTGACCGTGAGGATCGCTAGGATTTCGGTTGATAGTCCGAGCTGACTGGCTTTGAGGATGTCGTCACGTGAGCTTCGCTCGTCATAGAACATGTTTTGCACCTCATTGAAAACGAATGGGACGATGTCTTTTTCTTTGTTTATGACCCAGAATCCCGACTCAATTATGAACCGTGGGTCTTCGTGGGCGCATACCATCAGGTCGGCTTCTGATGTCAGCTCTGAGAATCTCATATGCTTTCCAAGGCTTCATCAATGAACTCTTTTTGCCTTGCTTGTTCAACGTGGTAGTCCTCGGAGTCGGTTCCCATCGCTTTTACTCTGTCCATGCCCATGTGGACACCACTCATCACTTCTTCCGGCGACATATCCTTGGCTCTCTCTTCTGGTGTTGCTATTTTTGGTCTAGCCCACTTCTGGCAGTACCACTCGGTTTCTTTTGTCTCGGGGTTGGTCATTGTCCTGGCATACGGGGTCGATTCGTGTATCTTTTGGCATCCGGCGCACCACATATATTTCCGGCAATAGAATTTTTCGTTATGTTTAATCCACCCCCACTCACGGTGTTGGCGTTTACATTTGGCACAGTAGTGTTTCTCTCCATCGTATGACATGGAGCGAGAGACCAGAATCGAACTGGTGACCTAGTGTTTGGAAAACACTCGCTCTAACCGACTGAGCTACTCTCGCAGACAGCCCACTCTAGGTAGTGTCAGTCCATAGATTGCGCTGTCGCAATGGGGGAGGTGGGGATCGAACCCACGCTTGGTGCGCACGACTGCTCGATAGCGCACTGCTTTTACCTCTTAGCTACTCTCCCAATAACGCCGATTTTACTTTCGGGTTGCAGGTTGCTCTTTCGGGCTTTTCAGCCACCTCAGGCCTTTCACCTGTCGTGTGTACGGCATTCCTGCGAGCCTCGGCTTGTGTGGAGGGCAAAGGATTCGAACCTCTCAGGTATACGCTCCTGCACCATGTCCCCCCAAGTTCCAAGATCAAGGAGTCGCACCTTGTTTACGGCTTATGAGTTCCGTTGGATACTGACCTACCATCTTGGTTGTCTTTTAAGATTATCAAAGTTGTCACGGCTCTACCTAGCCACATTTCGGCTTCTTCTACTTTCATCAAAGCTATGGATATTTCTCTGGCTCCGTTTCCTTTTTGGGTGATGTCTCTCATTCTCTCCAACTGTTGTCTTGCCTGTACCAATGCAAGTGTCAAATCAGTCATCGCAAGTGCGGCGTTCTCGTTGATATTTTCTACCTTTTTTTTCGGCATATTCTTATTTAATTATCACTCATTATTTAATTATTGCAACCCTCTTTCCTTGCGTGATTGAGCGACTGCGGTCTGTAAATCAGCCATATTGAAGTTGTTTTGGATGGCTACTCCCACCTTGGGTTGAGGTTGTAGGTGTCCCATCTGGATCATGAAGCTTTCCCAGTCTTGGTAGTTTCCTTTCAGCACTTTGGCCAGTCCTATTTTCATCAGGTCTGCAAGTCCATATCCCTCATTGTCGAGGATGTACTCTTTCATGCCCTTGAGCTTCTTGTAGTTCAGGTATCCGATCTGGGCGGCTGTAGCATATTTTTTGGCACCATAGGTCGCTAGGGCGCATTTGGTGGCGTTTCCGTACAAAGTATTCACCTGACCATCGATTGTTTTAAGCATGAAAAGTTTTGTCCATTTTACAAACTGGACGCTCTCTCGACGTTTTTGTTTCTCGATTTCTACGTTTTGGGGTTTTACTTCAGCGATTTGTGCATCTTCGACCATAGGTGTTCCATTTCGGAGCTATAGTTATTAACTTCCAATCAGTTTACCTCAAGAGGACGGCGATCTGGGAATCTGCGCCAGGGATGGCGGAGTATGTCACCTTGATGGTATCAGTTGGCGCGATTATGAAACCTATGGCAGTAGGTGTGGAGGTTGATTCTGCCTGGTCGTTTACGAGGATGATCTGTCTGCCGTCTTCGTCAAGCAATTCGATGTCTGCTGTGAGTGCGGCTCCGGCGACTGCTGGGGTGATCGTGATCATCTTTGTACAAATTCCACCGTTGTCGGTTACCGGTAAGGTCAATGTGAGGACTCCGGCACCTCCGGTCATGGTTGCGGATGCCCAAGAGGCTACGGTTGAGGTTTCTGTGGTAACGATGTCGTTTCCTGCTAGGTTGGCTACTTTGGCTTCGATGGTCTGGGCGGTGTCCGTGTTGGTCGTGGCGGTCACGTCTGGGTGGGCTGTAGTACCTGTGCCGTATACGGTTCCCTCTCCTGCTCCGGCGTTAATGGCTACCTTGAGGTTGTCTAGGGCGGTTGCGAGTGAGACTCCGATCAAAACTTCAAACGCAGCTCCGGTGAGTGTGGTCTTGAATGTATAAACCGTTTCTCCTATCGTGACCGTTTCGTTATTGAGAACGATAGCGGTTGCCGTTAGGACTGCTGTAGCTTTGACTGCGCCTGGGAAATTGAATTCGAGTGTCTGCGGTACAATGTAAGATCGATTTAATTCCATATGAGAATATCATACAACTGTTTTTGAGTGGTCGTCAAATGCCGATTTGTTTTTGGAGGAGTTTGAGCGTGACTCGTTTTCGCTTGATCGATCCGAGTCTCACGTACTTTTCTGCTGTACTGTGTCCGTCCCAATGGTTTGCGAGTCTGGGGAGGTGATTGAACATAATGAGTTCCGTATCGTTGATGTGCCATGTGGCTTGTCCAGCCGGTGTGTGAATGCAGACGATCCATCTCCAGTCATTTTCCCATTCGGTATCGGCTTCATCGTGTCTACACAGGTGCGCTGGGTAGATTTTTGACAAAAGTGCCACGAGCCGGTCGCGCTCCTTGTATGCTTGGTTCTTCCAGTCTTTTTGGTTGGCGATCTCTTTGTCCAGTCCGAATATCATTCCCTCGAGGTTGGTTACCTCGGTCAGCACACTCATCTCCGGATCAAACTTACCGTTTTCGATCAGGACTTTCTTTGTTTCTTCTTGGAGTATTGGTTTGTCGTCCATTTTATTTGCTTGTTGTTATTGCCCAGATTCCTACGACGATTATCGATATTGCGCTCACGTAATCTGGCCAATCTACCGTCCTCGCCACCGATGCCCTACCCAGTTCGAATGCTATTGGCGCAAGTAGGAGTGTAGCGAACACTATTTTGGTCATGGATGATTTTGCATGTATTCGATGAGGGCTTTTTCTTGAAGTTCTCCCTTTTTCATAAGTTTGTTGGCGGCGTACCTGTCGGCTCTCAGTTTCACCAGTTCGCTTATGTACACGGTTGTGATCACCTTTTTTTCTTGAAGTAATGCGTCCATCTTTGCTTTGCTCATTTGCTTTTGATTATATAATTACATAAGGTTTTGTCAAGTGTACAGCCTCTTTACGATCAGTTTTTTTAGCTTCTTCCTTGCGCTCTCGTAATCCCTCACATTGGCCATCGCCGTTCCGAATCCCCACTCTCTCACCTTGTCCTCCGGTACGTTGGAAAGCTCGATTATCCACATGTTCCGGAACATCTTTTTGTGCGCCTGGGTGTTGTTTAGGCGACTTGTCCTCACGTTTTCCACAATCGCTCCGAACATCATGTAGAATGCGGCCTCGTAGGTGTTGTCGGTCTTCCTGATCATACGGCTGGGGTGACCTCCTCCCACCTTGTTTCTTCTCCTATAAACTTGGCGTACCGTCTTCTGATTACGTCACAGAACAGTCCGGAGAACTCCATGCAGTAGGCTATCCGGTCGAGTTGGTGAGCGGCAATTAAGGTCGATCCTGATCCTGCAAACGCATCGAGGACGATCTGATTTAAGTCGCTGGAGTTCTTGATAAATGGAGTCATGATTCCGACTGGTTTCTGAGTTGGATGGACGTAGTGTTGGGTATCTTTCTGGACGTTTTGGAGGGTACTACAGCTTTTGATGCTCATTAGAATGCCCAGTAAGGCCTCTTTGGTAAGTCGCTGGAGTTCTTGATACCCGACCGTGTCGATCACTGTCCGGTTTGTTCTGTCTCCGTAAAATGGTGGCCTCTCTTTCCCTTTGGCGCAGTAAAGGACTGGTTCGTGTGTCCAATGGTAGTCGGAGTTGCCTATCACCATGTGCTTTGCCCAGATGATCTGCTGTCTTACGCGCCATCCTGACGCCTCAAGGGCTTGTTGGAACTCGATGTGTGTACTGGATGCGTAGAAAACGTACGCCGGACAGTTCGGGATGCTGTTCTCGGAAATGTTTTCAAATGCGGCGAGGAGGAATTTGTTTAATGCTTCACCTCTCAAGTCGTCATTCTCAATCATGTCCCAGTCGCTACCGTTTGGATTTCCCTCGTAACTTACTCCGTACGGTGGATCGGTGACGATGACTGATGCTTTTTCGCCGTTCATTAGCTTGGCCATGTCCTCTGGGTTGGTAGAATCCCCACACATCAGGCGGTGTCGTCCGAGTTGGTATACTTCTCCGGTCTTGCTGATGGAGTCTCCCTCGCCGAGTCCTGGGGCTTCGTCTTCGTCAGTTTCTCCGTATCGGGCTAGGATTTTGTTGGCATCGGTGCTTTTGCCTAAATCTATCGAGTATTTACTCAGGTCGATGTTATCTTTGTACTGGTGAAGTAATTCTGCCAGATCTTGCTCTACCCACGATGCGTATCGTTCGTTGTGGACGATAACGAGTTCTAGTGCCTCTGCATCGTCTTTTGGTGTCCGGTACTCCACTTTTGCCGTGGTCATTCCCAGTTCTTTCATGGCTTCGAATGCGTGATTTCCTCCGAGAATTGTCCGGTTGTCTCTGCCATCGATCAGGAGCGCGCCTAGCTGTCCCCATCGTTTTATTTTGCTTTTTAGGTCTTCAAACTTGTCTTTGGTTATCGATCGGGGGTTGACTGGGTACGGTGTCAGTTCGAGTAATTGTCTCTCTGTTACTTCTTGCATAGTGCGTTGAGTTGTTTTTTATAATCCATCAGGAGCAGTCCGAGTTCGGCGGTGCTGTACTTGGTGGTCTGGGTACACATCAATCTTAGTCTCTCAAACCTTTCAGCACCGAGTTTTTTGATCATGTACTGTTCGTAGTTGAATTCCCCCACAGTAATCGTTTTTTTGTTTTCAACCGCTTGATGACAAAATATACAAAATGCGTCTAGGTTGTCGAAGTCCCAGCGACCGCTTATGTCACCTCGGCTAAAATAGTGGCTTGTCGTCATCAGCTTTTGTCCTAGAACGCCTTTTAATGTCATGGTTGGCTCGTAGTACCGACCGCACTTCTTGCACGTCCAATCTGCCTTGATCCGGACGATCAGGCTTACCACCTCATCAATCTCTCTCATCACCTTGGATCGCTCGCTCCGGCCGGTCTGTCGCAACGCTCTTCCTACCTTGGTGTGAGGACTGCATAATTTGCAATGTTTTGGCTCTTCATTCACGACACCATCTACCGGCACGAAGTGACAGGAGCATTTGCATCGTTTTTTCTTTTTAATCCACCAACTCATATTCTTTTGTAGTGCAGTTCTAAATGGTGATTTCTGCAAAACCATCTTACTTTAAGTGGTTGCGAGTAGTCATCGTGATGCGGTTGAGTCTTCTCATTGCATCCAACAACTTCGCATTTCCCAGGAATAACCTTTCCTACCCTTACCAAATAGGCTATCTTCATTCTTGCCTTTTTCTTTTCTTTGTTCTTTTCGTAGTATTCAGCATTTTTACGTCTGTGGGCAACACGTCCTTTCTCTGAGTGATAATACTTTCTGGCGGCAACCTTTTGCCTTTCTCTGACCTCATCGCTATTTTTTATCGTTATTTTTTCCATTAGTCTATTTTCTTGTTTTTGCCGTATTTGAGTTTAATAAAATCTAGGACGTTATTCAGAAACTCGTTGATCTCTTTGGTCGATACCACTGGCTGGGACAGAATATCTTTATATGGCTTTCCCCACTCCAGTTCGAAAAAGCCGTCATTCGTTAGGTCAGTGTGTAGTGTCTCTCTTGCCGCCGGATAGGTGAGGTCGTAGGTTTTTCCGTATGGTGGTATTTCGAGCAGTATCATATAGGTTATGTTGCGTTTTTACGACTTGCGGGGATTTCTTTGTCTCCATGCCTAGAAAATCCCTGTATGAGTTATCTCTATCTTCTCAGTAGGTAAAACATACTCATTATTCTTCTTTTCTTCCGTTTCCAACATCTCTTTCAGTATCTCAATCCCTTGTCTTTGCTGTTCCAATCGGACTTTGTACGTGAGCATTTCCTGTTGGAGTTTACCTCTCAGTTGCTCTTGTTTGGGGTCGATTAGCTTCAATAGTGTCCGGCGGATCATGGTCAGTTGTGCCTCGTCTTCTATGGTTACCTTGATCGCATCTTCGATCACTTGTTCTATTATTTGTGCTTTGGTTTTCACTTGGCTTTGTTTAGTTTGTTAATTTCCTTGGCTAGCTCACCTACTTTTCCGCCCACCATTTCAGCTCCGATTACCAATCCTATGGCGAAGCTCTCTAGTCGGTTGACATAGGCCAGCAGTTCTTCCTTTGAGGCGGTGTTGGTTTGGATACCCCATTTGATCGGTTCGATAAATTTTTTGTAAGTTCCTACCGTGTCGTTCATTTTGTGCTTGTATTTACTAATCTTATTTAATTATATAACCATTTAATCGTGAGAATCAAGTTTAATCAAGTACCTAAACGAAGTTGATTATTATTCCGATGATGCCGAGAATTATGCTCGCCAAACTGATCAGGAGTGCCGTGGTTACTGCCTGTTGTGATGCCTTTCCGTCTAGTGATGCCTTACTCATCCGGAGGTCGTCTACCTGCTTGTCTAGTGCCTCAAATTTGGCGTTCATCTCGTCTCTGGTCACGAACTTACTCGCCTGATCTTTGAGGGTGTCGCGGAACTCGTTCATGCCCTCCAGTCTCTTCTCCATTGAAGCGTAGGCCGTTTTAACGGACTCTTTGACGTTTCCGATTAGCATTTCTACATATCGTCTGAGTGGGACAGTTTCTTGTGCCATGATTCTAGTTTATCAAACAAATAAGGCACTACCTTGGGTTGTGTCGTCCGGTGTGATGTCGTACTCCATGTGGTATCCGCAACGTTTTAGTGCCGGTACAATCATTTTCTCGATAAATTCTATTATGGTTTCGGCTATAAATTGTTTCATTGCTTGTAGTAAATGGCCTCGATTTTTAATGGTATGTCGTTTCTTTCCGATACCTCACTGTCGCCGGAAGTCAATCTCTCTAGCATTTCTTCACACTGTTCTTGTGTCTCCGCTCCCATGCCAAACACCAGATTCTCTCTTCCTCTGATGTCGTGACCCCAGTCGATTATGGTGTATAGGACAGTCTTGTGGGCGTTCATGGGCTTGGTGCAAATGGCAAAGGCTACGTTTGATGCCATGACCGTGTACCTCTGTTTTTCCTCCTCAAATTTAACTAGACACCCTACTGGAATCTTTGAGTGTGGTGCGACGTATATTTCTTTCATTTCTTTTCGCTATTTAGTAACCTATTTAACTCCTAATTTGTATAAAAACTCTTGTACCTTCTCGTTTACACAAGCGTCAATAATCGGCATTTGCTTCTGTATTCTCATAAAGGCTCTTTCTTGCACCAACTGAGCAATCTTATCTTGAACAAGTCTGGCAACCGCCTCTTTGACCTCTTTCTTTTGGACGAGTCGCTTTACCATACCTTCAATATCCATTTCGTCTAGTTCGTATTGAACATCTTTAATCAGTTTTTCCTCAATTTCTTTTCTTATCTTCATTCCCTTTCGCTATTTAGTAATTCAGGGTTATCGTAGATGTTGCCGATGACTTCAAGCTCTCCTCGTTCCGCACCTTCTATAATGTCCCACTGCGCCCAGTGTTCATTCCAAGTCGCTACATATCTTGTCTTTTTATATTTACCCGTGAAGATATATTTATCTTTAATTTCTTTGACAATTTGTGTCTTATTTTCCACAATATCCCCCTCATATATCTCCTTGCCGTTTTTGTCTTTGAGTCCTGTGAATTGCATAATCTCAAATCTATCCTCGCCATAATCACCTATGGGGGCTTGACCATCTGATTCAAATTGTAAATACCCATCATCAAATATCACAGGGTTGTGAAAGTAAGTCATTCGTTTTGGTGCTGGATTATTTTTATACCAGTCGTGGTCACTTTTATCCCAAGCTCTAAATTTTATTTCTCTCATTTACTTTTCGCTATTTAGTAATTGGTTAGTCATTTTTCTTATAAACTAATTTTTTACAATTTTTACAGTAGATTTCTACCGATACTCGTTCTGCATAAATACCAGTCCATTCGCTTCCCATACAATAATCAAAGTCGGTCAACATTTTAGCAGTCCAGACCTCATTACAATAAGGGCAAAGTATTTTTAGTTTTTTCTTGGTTTCTTTCATCTCTTTTCGCTATTTAGTAATTGGTTGATATTTTTGTATTACCATAGATTTAACTTCCAATTTTTCTTGTGTCCACTAAAAATCTCATCCCAAATTTCTTTACTAAACTCTACTGATTGTCTGTCGGGTTCTTCAAGTTTCTTTGTAAACTCTTTTATCCGTCCTTCTTCAGGAATACAAATTTCTTTTGCAAGACACCACCCTATTTCCCATTGACTCAAGTTTGTAAAAGAAACCGCATAGATTTCTATTTTAGGAAATCTTTTATTGAACCATAAATGAACATTCTTACAATTATCTTTATCACATATCTCTTTTTTTTCAAGGTATACGTGTGGGTTGGTTACAAACTTAAATTTTATTTCTTTCATTTACTTTTCGCTATTTAGTAAGTCAATTATTTCGTTGATTTTGTTAATCATTACATTGTCTATTTTGTCAGGAGAACAAATACCTTGAACATCAACTTTAGTAAGTGGCTCT